CAACCCTCTACGACTTTACGTTCAGGGAGTTTAGCAACGCGGTTCGCGGTCGTTACAAATCCGAGGAGCTTCTCGACAGGAGCAACTGGGAACGCGTGCGATGGCAGACCGCGTTGTTGCTTAATGTCCACACAAAGAAAGGGTCAAGCATCAAAGCAAAAGACTTGGCCGTCTTTCCTTGGGAACAATCAAAAAAGAAAAAGCCAGGGGATGGGTTCGCTCAGCTCAAGGCGCTAGCACAAAAGCACAATGGCTAAACTAGGCGATCTCGTAGTCCGAATAGGAGCAGATACACGCGACCTAAACAAGTCGCTTGGACGCGTACAACGCAACATGCGCAGCATGGCAGGTAATGTGCAAAAGCTGGGGCAATCCATTACGACTAGCTTGACATTGCCGCTGGCAGGTATGGCTGCTCTCAGCGTTCAGGCGTTCCGCGATCAGGCCAAAGCTGTTGCACAGGTTGAGCAGGGTCTGAAGTCTACTGGAAACGTAGCAGGCAAGACCTTAAGAGAGTTGCAAGACCTAGCATCAGACCTGCAAAAGAATACGCTATTTGGCGACGAGGATATCCTGCAAAACGCAACAGCGCAACTGCTGACATTTACGAACATCACAGGCAAGGAGTTTGACCGCACGCAGAAAGCAGCGCTTGACCTTGCCACGCGTTTGGATGGCGACCTTAAAAGCGCAAGCATCCAGTTGGGCAAGGCATTGAACGACCCCATTGCCAACCTTTCAGCGTTGTCACGATCAGGCATCCAGTTCAGCCAGGAACAAAAGGAGCTTATCAAAACCTTGGCAGAAACAGGCGAGTTGGCCAAGGCTCAAGGCATTATTCTTGACGAGCTGGAAAAGCAGTACGGAGGAAGTGCTGAAGCTGCAGCAAAAGCCGACGGTGGTATCACTCAACTGCGCAATGCCATTGGAGACCTAGGCGAGGAGTTTGGCAAGATTATCACGCAAAACCTACAGCCATTTATTAAACGCGTGATGAGCATCATTGAAGGCTTCCAAGGATTAGATGAAGGCGTCAAGCGAGCCATCGTAGCGTTGGGAGGTTTGGCTGCTGCGTTTGGTCCTATTCTGTTCTTTCTTCCTCAGATCATCACACAATTAGGACTGCTGGCAACGGCTCTTGCTGCGAATCCGATTCTTGCAGCTGCTGGCGTTATTACTGCTATTGGTGTTGCGTTAAAGGCTATGAAGTCTGACGCTGTAGAAGCGCGCACAAGTATTGAAGAGCTGCGCGATTCGTTCAAAGAATTAGACGAGGAAAGCCGTAAACAGAAGCGAGCTGAAAAAGCAGCTACGATTGAATTGCTTACAGCCTACATTGATTTGCAGCAGCAAATTGCAGACGCTCAAGAAACAGCTACTAAAGGTTTTAAGGGCGGCTCGTTTCCTGCCATCAATGCAAGCATTAGAGCTACAAAAGCATTCAACGCCACTCTAACTGACAACCAAAAGGAAATACTACGACAGGGCGACGCCTTGCTGGGAGTAAAGCGCAACACGTCTGTTTATACTACTCAAGTTAATGGCGCAGTTGACAAGGTTATTGAATTGCAAAATGAAATGGCGGCTTTGACTACGCAACAGGTAGTTAACAATGAAGCTGTCGAAACAGGAGGCAGCGCATACAAGTCCCTTGGAGGATATATTGAAGAAGCAACTCACGCCATCACAAACTTCGACGCAGCTGGTTACAAGGGACGTCAGACAATGGGCGAATTTTTTAGCATGTTGGAAAACGTAGAGGTTCAAACCATCAAGGTAGCCGACGCTGCTAACAACATGGGAGACAATATTGCCAACGCCTTTGGACGAGCAGCACAGGAGGCCATGCATTTTGGCCAAGCTATCATAATGGTAGCGCGTGAAGTGTTGGTTGCTTACCTGGCACAGACCAAAGCAAAGATTCTGCAGAACTCAGCAGAGGGCGCAGCGGGAACAGGACCGGCATACCCTATTGTCATGGCCGGTTTGATTGCGGCAGGTATGGGCATCATCAACCGCGTGGCCATTCCTGCCTTGGCGGAAGGCGGCCTTGCCTACGGACCTACAACCGCGCTGATTGGCGACAACAGAAATGCTCGCATTGATCCCGAGGTTGTCGCGCCATTGAGTAAATTGAGAGACATGATGGGAGGCAATCAGGTCGAGGTGTTTGGGCGCATCAGCGGGAACGATATTTATCTCAGCAACTCACGCACAGGCACCAGCCGCAACCGTTACGCATGAGCTACATCTACGTCAGAGGACTTTACGAGAGCCTAAACAGCGAGAGTTATGAAGTACGCATCATTCATAACGTAACAGGCACCGACACTGCAGATGAATTCCACGTCGGTCCCGACGGTGCTGTCCTTACCTACGAGGCAGAAGACGATTCAATCGTTCTACCTGGTATTGTGCATTCACGTTGTACGGTAGAAACAATTTGGCCAACATCGCTAAACACCGAGCTGGACACACTGATTACAAACTTGCAGGACGCTCAGGATGGCGATTGGATTTTTGAGCTGAGGCGAGGAGGTAGTGTCATTTGGCTTGGCTCAATTCTCATTGATGAGGTAACGACGAGCGAAGGAAGCGAGGAAAGAACTATGATGATTACAGCGACTGACGGCCTGTCGCTGCTTAAAAACGTACCCTTCAACGATTCAGGTACAGCCTACACAGGATATTACACTGTGTTTACCACGTTGATGGATGAGATCATCCAAAAATGGGTGCTATGGAGTTACTATGACTCAATCACTGCCCCTACAGATTTGATGCTGTATGGTGCCGATGATGTGTACAGCACAGATGATTTTTTATACGGCAGCGTAGCGCATCCAGCTGGCTCATCTTATGGACAACCATTTCGCAACAGACTAAACGCTCTGGCGTGGTCAGATACAAACAACCAGGACGAAACAGAATACATCAGCACTTACGATTTGTTGCAATCAATTTGCCTTACGTATCAATGGAGGTTGTACAGTTATGAGTTGGCTTGGCGGTTTATTCCTGTTCATTTGTCAGATCAAAGCATTGCTGGATATGTAAGACGCAAAGGTGATTATACGATTCTTGCTAGCACTGTCAGCAGCAATTACAGTTTCCAAATTGACAGCGCAGGCAACGTTAGGCAGAAAGGTCGTGAGTGGTCTCAAACTTTCACCCCACAAATCAATGAGGTGAGAATGAAGCGAGACACGAATAACGGGTCAATATTTCTTGCGGCTTACAACGTCAACAACATCGTCACGGAAACAGTCTCAGATATTGTCATTCTTGGCGCAGATACTTTGCCTGATGGCTCAGGGTATACGATTGCAGGGAATGTGTACATCTCTAATACCTCCAGCGCAGTAACTCTTAGCGATCGCTGTGGGCGGTTCGTGTTGCGCATTCAAATGAAGTTTCTGTCAGGAGCGACTGCTACATACTATACCAACGAGTTAGTACCTAATCCCGCTGGAAGAATTGACAGCCAATACTTCGATGCAGGCACCTTTGACTACGCACCCCTAAATGAGGAGAACGTCGGTTATCAAAGCACGGCAGGTTATTACCATTACCACCCTGCAGATAACGATGCCTGGTACTACGATTTGAACGAGGCAGGGGCTAGGTACCTGCCATTCAGCATAAACATTCCACCTCCAGCCACAGAGCAAGACGAGCTGCAGTTCAATGCTGCCATTCTTGTTTACGATTCGTACGGTGATGCAAGCACGCCTTACGGATTAAATGCCACAAAAAAGTTCCTGAGCTGCCTCGTTGCCTTTTACAACACCAATGGCCTTGCAGCGTTGCCTAATTTTGATTACGTCGCATCGAGTACCTACGGACGTGGTGACATTGATCAGGGCACGACGCACATAGGAGATTTGCCAGCCGCTATGGGTGGCATTGAAGTACAAACAGGAGCTTCTACTTGGGAGGCAAGCGATAATTGGGTCAACCAAGCTGACGCTACTGAGCGCAACATCAACGTCATGTCCGTTGAGGAAACTTTAGCAGCTCACTACAAATCTCGACTGCTTGAGCGTGGCAGCATAGTCTTGCGTGGAGCCAGCGCCTTGCCCAGCAAACCTTTTGCGCGGTTTTACGACAACGACACAGGAAATTACTACACGGCTTTGAGTTGGGTTCTGCGTAGCTCACGCTGCGAAATGGACGTGACGTTGAGAAAGCTAGGACGTAACGCAATAGACATTACTACAGCCGTAGACGATGGAGGTCAGGAGCCTCGCGATCCAACAGGCGGAAATCAGGGTACGGCGACTGGCCGTCCTGATCTTATCATGTACAGTTACAACAAAAATGCCCGAGCCAACTTTCTAGAAGATTGGTCTAGTGTCATTGGAGCTGGTGAGACAAAGGAAATGTACTGGACATTAACAAACGACGGCCAAGGCAAGTACATAGATCATCAGGGTGAAACACCAGCTTCAGGTTACGTTATACAGCGCACAGTATACTACGAGCCTGCAGGATTGCACCAACACAGCGACTCTGGTTGGTCACTGCCATTTGCAGTATTAGCAGATTGGACATTGGAGAGAGTCATTGAGCAGTGCAGATTGCACATGAGTAAGGTTACTGATCATGGAGCATATACCTTCATGATTACCTACAAAGAGACAGCTACATTTACAGGGATTCTTGACACGTACTCAGGAGCTACAGCAGCCTATAGCACACGACGTCTTACAAACACTTACAGCGGCTCATTGATGCGTGTAAGGCGAGCTGATGGTGTACAGCTTGACGTGGGATTCGACAGCAACGGAGATTTAGACACGGCTGCAATTGTTGCCTTTGCGGGTGGTACTGATTGCACGGTTTCAGTATGGAAGGATCAGAGCGGAAACGGCCTTGACCTGACGCAGACAGCAACGGGATCACAGCCTTATATCTATGTATCAGGTAATTTTTTCTATACTGGTTCAGGTTCGCGTGTAGGAATGTACTTTTTAGCCGATTTCATGGAAAATTCAGCTGGAGATTTGCATTCAGGTTCATTTTTTTGCGCTGCTGCTGTGCGAACTGGTATCGTGGCCAATGCACAGATATTTTGTCAAGATGATGCTGGCGTAGGTGGCACAGCTCGCGTTGCTCAATACCTCAGAACAGGCAGCGCAAGCAACACAGCGCGTTGCATAGCTTTTGATACGACAGGTATAAACAACGTAGACAATACTGCAGCCAGCACTGTGGCAGACAATACTGACTATGTGATTAGTGCATACGGAGAATACGCAAAGGTTGAGGCTTTCGTAAACAACGTTAGTGATGGCCACACATCTATTGGCGCAGACTTGCGTCATGGCTCAGAACGATTTACAGTTGGGGCAAACAGCCATAGCAGCACACCAGGAGCGTATTGGGGGGGCAGGATAGCTGAAGTTATTATTTGGGATGGGGCACAAAGCAGTTCCGAACGGACTGGCATCGTAAATGACATTAGAACCTATTTCTCAATCTGATGGCCAACTACGTTCTAATATTACCTGAAGGCTTCATGACTAGCGAACAACGAGCACGCGCCATCAGTCGTGAGCTGTACAATCTGTCAAGGCCATTGCTACTTCAAACAGCAGACGAATTAGAAAACAATTTTGCTCGCGTTGTTTTGCATCCACAGACTGGCGATGCTGCTCTAATTGTTAATCCTGACGAGGTAATCTACGTTCACGAGCAAGCAACATTGGAACGCTTGACCGCCTTGTTTCCTGAACTTACTGAAGAGATACGGTTTGCACTAACCTCCATGGCTTGGCAGCTGCGCTCTTTTACCTTTCAATCTATTTTACCTCCTACCGCTATCATTCGAGATGAGCAATACATGATTGATAATGGTTGGATTCAACTTGACCCATTGTGAGCCAAATCAAATGCCATATACAGAACCTGTTAAATGTCACCTATGTGGGCAGCGTCATGGTTGGATATATCAACGACGCAATCGCGATAATCGCTGGAGCGACGCTGGTATGGTGGAACGTCGAACGTGCTTTGAAAGCAAGGAAGGAGCGCCAGGAATCATGAGATGGTTCAACTACAGCGAGTTTGATTCACCTGACGATCCAGGCACAGGCAACCTCATGGATCAGGACTTCCTTGAAATGCTTGACGACGCTCGCAACGTGGCAGGCATCCCGTTTGTTATCACGTCGGGCTACAGGAGTGAATCTTGGAATCACCACGTAGGAGGCAAGCAAGACAGTGCTCACCTCAAAGGATGTGCAGCTGACATAGCATGTGGGACAGCGCGCGAGAGGTTTCTAATCGTGACCGCGCTGTTGGAAGTAGGCTTTGACCGCATCGGCATCGGCGAGGACTTTGTTCATGTAGATTCAGACTGGGAGAAGAATGCAGCGCTCGTCTGGGTTTATTGATTTCCTCAAATTCGTTGAGCACTTCGATATTACGGAGGCATTCAAGACGAAAGGAGACCTTAGACGTTGGTCAGCCAAGCGCACCGTGGGAGGGCTAATTGCGTCTACTGCATGCTACGACATCGTGACCCACGGAATAAGTTGGGAGGCTGTTGTGCTATGCGGAATTTCTGTATTACCTTTAACAGCATCGTTCTTTGAGCGAAGGACATAGTGAACAATTTGGTTTAGGATTTCTCTCCTATGGGGTCAGCGGGTTGTGATTGCCTGCTGGCCCCTTTTCAC